TTGGGGCATGGGAATTGAAGACTACGTTAAGGGCGGTGCAATCAACGCCGACCAGTACAAACAGATCACTGGCAAGGACTACGTAGCGGCCTAACAGGTTTCTGCTCGCCATAGAAAGATAACAGTGCCGAAAGGGGCGGGCGTGAGGAAGTGAAGCATGACACAACTTTTATCAGGACCACCGCCTTACCACGTGATGTACTTCCATCACTTCCAGGGCATGGTCGATAACAAAGTCATTTGGTTGTTCGTCTGGATCATCATCGTGGACATCGGTACTGGACTGGCCAAGAGTCTGGTTACCCACCACACCACGTCTAGTAAGGGGACGACCGGCTTAATCAAGCATGGTGTGCTCTTACTGATTATCTTGACGCTTTATCCGATGTTGGACATAAACGGCTTTAGGAGTGCGGCAGATACTTTTGTGATCTTCTACATTCTTTTCTATGCCATTTCCATCATTGAAAACCTGGGTCAGATGGGGATACCGATTCCTGACGAGATCAAGAAGTACGTCTACAAGCTAAGTGATGATTATAAGGAGCGAGGTAAGCATGACAAGTATCATTAACGCGATTCCGACTTATTTAGTAACCGTCGTTGTTTCGACGGTTTTTGTTCTGCTACTGAGAGTTGTACACAACTTTATCCATCAGCAAGCCCTGCACAGCAAGACCAAGCAGTCACAAGCGCTGTGGTCTTTGATGGGGCAGATTGCTGATACGGCAGTAGCTTCACTGGTTTCTGCTGATAAGACCGGCGACCAGAAGTTCACTGCGGCCACTGCGATTGTCCAAGACGCACTGACTAAGCAGGGTTTCACGACTGTCGATGTCAAAGCTATTGAAGCTGCAGTTCAAGCCGCATATGAAAAGTCACCACTGACATCATCTAAAACAGATATGCAATGGACTTCAATTTGTAAAGGACCTACAGGCCCGGAAGGTAAAGCTGGGGCTTACGGCACAGCAGTTGCAATTGATCCGAAGGAGGCTGAATAATTATGGCATTACGCACACCATTTATCGATGTATCTAGCTATCAGCCTGATACTCAAGCGTTTTTTCAAGCAGCCAAAAATCAAGGTGCTCGTGGGGTAGTCGTTAAGCTGACAGAGGGCTCAGAGGACGGTTCTAACTACGTCAACCCTCGTTCAGCAGCTCAGATTCGTAACGCTCTAGCAGTTGGTTTACCAGTGTCCTGCTACCATTTCGCACGGTACACTTCGGTTACAGACGCGCAAAATGAAGCTCGTTTCTTTGTAAAAATTGCACGTCAGATGGGGATGTATGATGACACGCTGATGATCTCAGATGCAGAAGTTCATACTGCTGCCGACTATCAAGGAGCAACACTGGCTTTCCTTCAAGAAGTAGAAGCACTTGGCTACAAGCGTACCGGTGTCTACTCGATGAAGAGTTTCTTTACCGGTGGCATCTTGAACTCACAAGGCTTTGGCAGTCGACCAAAGTGGGTAGCCGGCTATGGAGTTACTAGTCTTGGCATTGATAACGCGGCCGCTTGGCAGTACACCGATCATGGAATCATGGGCATTGATACCAGTTACGACTTTACCGGAGCTTTCACCACCAACGGGGATGGCAACGCAGTACCAACAGTTGAGATTTCTAAGCCACAACCGGTTAAGCATGTTGGCCACCCGGCTACTGGTACTTACACTGTTCAGCCTGGTGACACGCTGTCCGGGATCGCAAGCAAGTTCGGCACGACCTACCAGAACCTCGCCGCAATCAACGGTATCGGTGATCCAAACCGCATCTGGGCTGGTCAAGTCCTCAAGGTAACAGGTCAACCATCGCCACAGAACACCTATTATGTTCAGGCTGGCGACACTCTTAGTGGCATTGCTGCCAAGTTTGGCACGACGGTATCAGCTCTGGCCGCAGCTAACGGGATCAGTAATCCTAACGTGATCTACGTTGGACAGAAGATCATTTTAGGTGGTTCTTCGTCCGTCTACACGGTCAAGCCTGGTGACACTCTGTCTGAAATTGCATCAGCACACGGAACGACCTGGCAGGCACTTGCTCAGAAGAATGGAATTAGCAATCCGAATGTCATTTACGTGGGTCAAACAATTCGATTATAGAAATTTACCCGATCAGTCATCGCGGCTGGTCGGGTATTTTTTTAGTTATGATATTATGATATAATGAGTTCACTTGGTCGATAGGGGCCTTGAAGTGCAGATGATGATTAATCGGATACTAGTTGACGACTGGTTGGATGTGCTTCTTTTAAGAAGAGCCTCCAGGAACTACCTGGGGGTTTGTTATTTGACGCATAGTCAACGCACAAAGTGCTGTTAAATATTGATATATCAAGGGGAGGAGAGCCTGTACTCTCCTTTTTGACAGAATTTTATAGAGTTCTGCATAACTCTTAAAACCCTCGAATTCCTTGTTATACCGGGAATTGCGAGGGTTTTTATAATTTTCTAAAGTTTTGTAAAATTCGGGCTTTGACGCATGATTGACGCACGATTGGCGCATGAAAAAAGACCGCCATATAGCGGTTCTTGGTCATGATAGTTTACTCAAGGCGCACACAATTTGCTGATCGGTCTTCGCTTTGTACTCATCAATTAGATAAGCATATGTATTAGCAGTGGTTTTGATATTGCTATGACCAAGTCGTTTGCTGATAGCATAGATATCAATACCGTCAGCGAGTAGGAGAGCCACGTGAGAGTGCCTTAAACTGTGGAAGTGGAAGTTCTTCTTATAAATACCTAAACTGCTTAAAATCGCCCGCAGAGTACGATTAACGGCGTTCGATGTTGGAATCGTTCCGTACTGGTCAAGGAATACTAGCGTACTTTTTCTCTTACCTTGCAATTGTTTTAGAATATCCAGTAACTCTGAGTTTACTTTAATAACTCGTACAGAAGATTCATTTTTGGTATCTTTGAATTTCCTAATAGTTGCATCCCAGGATTTATTGATGGAAATAGTTTGATGAATAAAATCAATGTCGTTCCAAGTAAGAGCTTGAATCTCAGACAATCGCATGCCAGTGTAGATGGCAGTAATGATCATATACCGGCTGGTAAAATTAGGTGTTAGATTATTTTTGGCCGCAATTAACAAGCGTTGAATTTCATCCACGTTGAGATACTGAACCTTGCGTACTCTATTTTTATTAGCGACCAGAGCGACACCCTGTGTAAAATCTTTGACGAGATAGTCATCAAGAATTGCTGACTTAACAGCCGCCCGGATAAAACCATTAACTTTTTGCACTGTGGAAGGGGCATGGGTAGCACCAAAATCGTTGATAAAGCGCTGGTACAGAGTACGAGTTATTTTATTGATTGGGATATTACCGAAGAAATCGTAAATATTTTTCTTGGTTGTATTGTATCTGACCATCGACACAGCAGAGACTTTTGGTTCTTTGTAAGTATCTACCCAGTGGACAAAATAATCGTACAGCGAAATTGATTTATCCACTGCCACGCCTTTATCAAGCTTAGCTTCATTTTCAGTGGCCCACATTTGAGCAGCTTTTTTAGTTTTAAAACGACCGTGAGTCTTGGAATGACGCTTACCAAATGAATCTCGCCATGATAATCGTGCTTGCCAACCTGTTACGCGTTTTTTAATTTCAGCCATAATAAAACCTCCTAATTATGGTAAACTAGAAGGGTTGATAGACTAGCCAATGTATATCAACCCTGAGTCCATCTTCTGTGCCAGCAGAAGGTGGGCTTTTTTAGTTTAATGAGTAAATGTTGTGCCACAGTTATTGCAAACGTAATCGACTTTCTTGGTCTTTTTACCAGCAAAACCTGCTAAAGTGCCGACACCTCCAGTCAGCACACCACCGACTACAGCCTTACCAACTGAGAATCCTTTTTTGTGTTGGCCAAGTATAGATAGGTCTGTGCTACCACATTTAGGACACCTCGGCCGGTGGGCTTCTATTCTTTGCTCTTGAAGTTGCTTTTTCTTCTCTTTGATAGCCTTTGACTGTTCAATAGCATGAAGATTCAATTCAGATGCGGCAACATGACCATCTACTTGTTTTCCTGAACTCAAAATATCAAAGATTTCTTGGCTTTTATGCTTACGAATCCAAAACTTTTGAACATTAGTAGGAAGTTTGGCAACATCAAAAAGCTTATCCATATCTGTTTTGCACAAATAAAACCCATCGCGAGTCATAGCTTTAGTGGAAAATACACCCAGCTTTTTCCCACAGTATAAACATTTTTTCGACATTTAATTTCCTCCTATATTGAGCGAAACTATATAATCTAATTTTTGTGGCACACCAAACACTTCACAGAACTTAATGGTGCTATCAATAGAAATGTCATGAGCAGCACAATACCGCTTCAGTAAATGAATACCAAACAAGTTTGCTCGGTATTCAGCCTTGTCATGAAGAATAGCACTCTTATAGTATCTGATTCCCGGGTCATCATCCACAACGTGGCCAATTTCATGGGCTAAAGCAAAGGGGATTTCATCCGGGTTGCCATACTTCCAGTTCATTAACACTTTTCGTTTGGCTGCACTAGCGCAGTGTGGAAGTGATGAAGGAAGATATGGGTTAAAAGTAACCGAGATACCATGATCAAAAGCCCAGTTCATTAGCCATTGCACTAAATCATTTTCCATTCATCAACCTCCTTATTAGTTCTTTGTCTTCCTCAGATAATGGTTTACCTTCATATGTAAAGATCACATCGTTGTCGGCAAGATCAGCGGTTTTTAGTGATGATTTTTTCGAATCACTATCTCCTAAAATATATTCAGCAGACACATTGAAATAATCGGCAATCATTCTGACATACATCATTTGTGGATCGGTTGCGCTGTTTTCCCAGCGGGAAATCATCGACTTACTTACATTAGTTTCATATTTATTGTTTAAAGCAGAAGCAAGTTTATCCTGAGAAAGACCATGTGCCTTCCTTAGCTGCTTCAACCTATCGGCAAACATTCTAATCACTCCTTCCGTTGAACGTTTCCTTTATTATACCATTTTGTTCCAAAAAAGGAACAAAAAGTATTGACAAATGGAACATGGCTTGATATTATATAGTCGTTCCGATAGAGGAACAGAAAGGAGGGACGTTATGCGAGAACGAGAACCGTATTGGGAACTGAAGGGTTGGATGAAGTCTCATGATGTTACTCAATCAGAATTTGCTGATGTACTGGATACTAAGGCAAACTATGTGAACAAAAAGATTAATGGAACTGGTCCGGATTTCAAATTATCCGAAGCACGAATTTTGTCTGAGCAGTTGGGAGTACCACTGTCTTTATTTTTTACAGTCAAAGTTCCTTTAAAGGAACAAAA